TTCTAAATCAACATATCCATCATCTTTATATGTATAAAATATATTTTCATAATTTCTATCCAATGCTGGTTGTATTGCAGCCCATCCAATGTTTGCATTCTCTATTGCTAATAATGCATTATTCCATTCAGTTGCAACCGTTACTAACATATTTCCAAAATCTTTTGGAGGTAGTTTACCTTTATATTCTGCAACTTGTGTTATTGTTTCTACATCTAAAACATGAAATGTAGACCAGTCAGCTCCATCTCCTCGAGCAACATCAGCTACAATTATATAATTTTTTGTATAGTCTGGATAGTCCCATATCCAATATCCATTATCAAAACCTCTTTTTTCAACAGGTTCTTCACATCTTGATTCAAACTCTTGTAATATTAATCCATCTACAACAGTATGACCAGAAGATATAAAATCACAATCACATTCTTGAGCTGCTCCTCTTTCACCTAATAATTTAGTTTGATCATTTCTCCATAATTGATCACGTTCAGGATGTAATTTCCAATCTAGTTTGATTGTTTGAAATCCATTAATTCCATTTTCAGCATCTGCCCATGTTTGATGAAACCAATTACCAATACCATTAGGAGTAGATAATACAATAGCTCCACCACCAGTAGATAATGTAGCTTGAGATGCTACCCATATTTCTTCAATATTTCTAATAAATGCAGCTTCATCTACTATTAACAATGATAATGCTTCAGATCGTGCTCCGGTTGATGAACTAGAAATTGCTTTAATTTGAGAGCCATTTGCAAATTTTAATGATAATTTATTATTTGTAATAATATTAGTTTTTAACCAACTTGGCAAATTTTCATTCATTATTTGAACTTTACTTACTAAGTTTTTTGCTACATCTTGTGTTGTTGCTATAACTAAAACATTAAAATCTTCATTAAATAGCATTGACCATAATGCATATCCTGCAGATAATGTTGATATTCCTAATTGTCTAGATTTAAGAATTACATTATAACGATTTTCTTGTAATGTTGTTAATGATTCTTCTTGAAATGGAAATAAATTAAATTTAATTTTTCCTTTTGTAGGATGTTGAATATAACAATATTGACGCATAAAATAAACAGGATCTTCTGCACATTTTAAATATTGTTCTTGTACTATTTGTTTTATATTTTTTTGATCGCTCATTGAACAACTTCGACGATCATCTTTCCGGTGAACAGAGTAGTTAATATACCAGTACTAAACCATATGATTTTATGATCATACCATTTTGGTGTTAGATATTTTTCACGCTCGATATACAAATTTATATTTTCATTTAGTAAAGTCATTTTTTTGTTTGTATATATTAATTCAATGGAATCTAATCCTATAATAGTTTCTAAATCAGATATTAGTATTTCTTGTTGAGAAATTATTTCAGTATTAATAGAATCTATATAATATAAAGAATCTAAAGTTTCTGAAATATCAATAATTTCTTCACTAGTAAAACATGTATCTGCCAATTGTCCAAAATATATTAATGGCCATATAAATAATATAATAAAAATTTTTTTCATTTCCTAGTTCTTTTTCTAATATTTGCAGCTGCTGATTTTACTGTTTCTTTTTTTGTTTTTACTACTTTTGATTTTTTTGGAATTGGTTGCTTTTTTAATTGTTTTGTTTTTTCAAGCTTATTTTTTGTAGTTTCAACTTTTTTCTTAGCAACAATTTTTTGTTTTTTTACTTCTTCAATTCTACCATCTAATTTATTAATTGCAGTATTATTATCATCAATTTTCTTTTTTGCTTTATTAGCTTTTTTTGAATTACTTTTTGATAAAATAAAAAATATTCCAACTAATCCAGTTACAATACTTAATATAATTTTCCAATATTTTTTAATCATTATTTACCTTTTCTTTATGTATATCATTTAAAAAGTTCTTTTTAAATTCTGCAAATTGTTTTTCTACTTTTTCTTCAAATTCTGCAGAAGTCATTTGTGCGTCCCATGTTTCTAATAATCCGTCTGCATTAGTTACATATTGTTGTGATTCTGTATAGGCCTGTTTTAAAGCTTTAACATCTTCTTCTGCTCGTTTTAACCAAGCTTTTTTATTTTCTAAAATCTTTTTTTGTTCATATTCTTCATATTTGCCGGTAACACGAAGTTTGTGTTCCATTTCTATTACACAATCATAACACATTCCATGTATAAGTTGCATTTTTTTATCTAAATGATTATGTGTCGTTGTGCAGCAGTTCTTTCTGCAATTTGGATATGCATTGAGTTCTTTTCTAATTTCTTGTGCTACAGAATTAGCTGGAGTTTTTACTCTAAATCCTTTTTTTTGTTCTATACGATAAAGAGTAGTTCCAATTTTTTCTTCCCAAATATCTCCAACTTCTCGACGTTTATTTTTTTCAGCTTTTTGTTTAGCATCTGAAAATCCAATTGATTTTTTAGTTTGAAACTTATGAGTTCCGGCAATCATTTCTTTGACTGCTTTTATATTTTGTAACTTTTTTGACATAATTTAATTAATTTATTTTGGCAACTGATCTATCAATTGCTCGTTTTAATAACATTAGTTTACCAATTTGTTTTTTTCTATCATCATCTGCAGTTATTTTATTAATAACAGACATAATTGTTTTCATTTGTTGTACAATATTTGGTTGTTGTTCTAGTACTTGTATAAACTTTTCAATTCTATCATCCCCCGTAGGAGTGTCATCAGTTGCAACAGGTTCTTCTACTGGAGCTTCTGGAGCTTCTGGAGCTTCTGGAGCTTCTGCTGGAGCTTCTGGTTCTTCTACTGGTGCATCTGCAGGAACAACTGGTGCATCTGGTGCTGGAGTTGGTTCTGGTGTATCAGCTACTGGCTCTTCATCTTCTTGTTCGTTAGTAATTGTATTTAACGCTTGTTCAGATAAAAATTTAGTAACTTTTCTTTTAACAATTTCACGAACTAATTTTTCTTTTTGTTCTTTTGTTAGTTTCTTTATTTGTGACATATAGCCGCCATCTTTTTTAGATAATGTATGGATTAATTCTTCTGCATCTTCTTCTTGATTTTTTACAAATACTTTTAATGTGTTAGCAGGACGCTTATCATCTCCATCTTCCATTTGTTTTGTAACATATATTCTATTAGCGTCTTTTACATCTGGTACCATTGTTTCATTATCAAGTATGTCATCATACTCTACTTTTCTATCTACATTTGGCATAGGCTCGCCTGATGCATTAGGCACCATACCTTGAACTTCTTTGTCATTAGTATAATCTTTTAAATCTTTTCTAGATTTGTGTTTTTCATTTTTTGGTTGTTTATGTTTAGCCATTTTTATATGTCCTATTATTTAATAATAAATATCATCTAGAATACTTTAACGTTCCTAATATTTGATTTATAGGTGCAAATGCACCTGTTAATTTATATGTATTACCGCCGTATGTGAATACAATTCCTTCTACTGGTACTATTTTCTCAAATCCGCCTAGTTGTTTAATACGTTCTAATTGCGTTTTTAAAAGAGCCATTTGGCCAATATCTCCAGTAGATCTAAGCTCACGTATTATTTGTGCAATTTCTTTTCTTATTGATTGTACAGCTGCTGTTGGATTTGCTGCTAAGAAATTAGATGCATTTTTCATTATCTCTGCACCTAGCTTTAAAAATATAGATTCAAATGGCTCGAGATTTTGTTTTTGATATAGTTTAAAATCTTTTTTATCAAATATTGTAACCCATTCTACAAATTCTGGATTAGTTATTTGTTTTTTAATTTTAACAATTGAATTTGATTTGTCATTAAATGACCATCTAGTAACTAATTGATCTATAATTTCTTCTGGAATATCATATCCTACTTTAGATGCCTTTTCTTTTATAAGATCTCTCCACCAAGCTTTATGATATGTTGATACAGAATCAGTATCTTTTAAATTATACTTATCTCGTAATTGATCTAATTCATTAAATAATGCATCTTGATAATCTTGAAAATTTTCTACAGCTCCTATTTTAATTTTTTGAGGAGGTATTAAATTAAATGTATTTTGCATATCTGCATTTGCATCTGTTACAGCTTTTTGTACTACATTTCCTCCATCTAGATCTGTTTGCACGACATTTCCATTTTCATCATATTCAACTAAATTATGAAATTGTAATACTGCTATTTCATATGCTATTACATTTTTTGTATCTGGATATATAATTTCCATATTTGCAAATACTTTTCCATTTTGAAAAATATTTTGTAATTGTTCTGGACTAATTTTTTGAAATGCAGCTGCTAAATCATTACCTGCTTCACCAAATGCTGCAGATATAGGTCCTCTATTAGCAAATTTAGCTTGTAATCCTTTTACTGATAATGGATTTTTTCGTTCTGTTTTATTTCTAGCAAATTTAACTTCGCCGTCTTTAAATGTCATAAATATATTTTGTCCGTCTGTTTTTTCAGTAACAGCTGATTCTATATCTAATCTACCTTGCAACCCACGCTGAATCATTTCTTTGAAGTCTGCAAATGATAATGATTGTGATCTGTTTTTATCAAATGGATGTGACATATGTCCACCTAATCCACCTTCATTTAAATATTTTGTACCAAATACTGTTTTAGGATATTTATCAAAATTATAAACAAATCCATCTTCAGTGTCTTGTTTGTCTAATGCTTTTCTTAATTTTTTAATTTTTTTAGCATGTGCTTGAGAACCTTTTGGTGTCATATATCCACCATCCTCAAATAATTCATTTACATCTGCTTCTAATTCTTGCAAGAACCATTCTTGTATACCAATAGATTCTTTATTTATTTTATCTCCAGCTTTCTTTGCTGCTTTATATGCTTTAGATCCTTTTTTAGCTGGGGTACCTCCACGTTTTCTTTTTGCACGAATATTGGCCCATAGACCATCACCTTCTCCCATTACATCTCCATATGTCGGAGCTCCACCAAGCTCTTTTAATACTGTTAACATGGTATCATCTGCCAAGCCCGTATTCCCTCTAGGTGTTAAGAACTTAATTTTTAACTTTACTTTTTTGCTTGTTTCAAGATCTGTACCGTTAAGTATTCTTCCTCCAGCACTCCAAGGATCTATATAATCTACCTTAAACTTTTTACCATTGTCTAATAATATTACATCGCCATCTTCGATATCTTTAATACTTTTTTGAATTTCAGATCCCATTACATCTCCATATGTTGGAGCTCCGCCAAGCATTTGCCATAAGTTTTTTATTATAGATTCATCATATCCAGGATAACTTGATTTAAATTTACTATATTCGTCTGCATTTAAA